CTGGCTTTTCTGCGATTAGGCTTGCGACTTGTGATGCTGGCTTCAAAAAGCATAAATCGCAGTTACCTGCCAAAGTTCTGCCGTTGTATGTTGGCAAGTTCAAATTAAAAGACTGCTCTGACCAGAATTGATTTACATCATGGACCGTTACGCCAGCAGATACAAGCGGAGTCCTAGACCTATCCATCTTTGCGGCTCTACGCATCTCGTCTGCTCTGATTCCGACCCAATCAGATGTTTCGTTGTGGTCTTTCCATCCGATTGACTTTAGATATTTGTGAATTGTTCTGATCTTTAGTTCTGCTGTGCAAAATCTTGTAACTGGATTAGGGAGATAGTTTCTCTTTCTAATCAATTGCTCAAATGGAGTTCCATCTCTGTTTGCTGCCGCAAAATCAACTCGCTTGAATCTAGGCTCTTCATTTATGTATTCAAGCCAATGAATTTCAACGCCCCATTTTGTTTCGCAATCATGCACAAACTGCAATGTTTCTTCTTCTTCCTTGCCAGTATTGGCAAAGCAGACGATTGCATCTTCTGGCAACTTGCCACCATTCGACTGCAAGACACGCCAGAGCATATAAGCACTAGTCCTGCCGCCAGAGAAGCTGATGCAGGTCGGCTCAATGATTTTGAACGGGTCTGTCATTTGTAATCCCAACAAAGCATTGCGTGATAGTAGTCGGCTCTTACACTATCCGACATTGACAGCATTACTGCGCCAGCTTGTTCTGTGTAGTCGTGAAACATGAACTGTTGATACATCGCCATTTGGAAGTCACCTGTATCAATGTGAACTTGTCTTCTGTAAGCTGAATAAGCAATGTGATACTTGATAAAAAGCAACTCTCTTATTTTTGATTCCATGCTGCACGCTCCTGTTCGATATCTGCTGAAAATAGGTGATAGATGCGCGATCTGACTTGACCGTCAATTGCCCAACCTAATGAGTCAGGGTTGAGCATTTCACGCAGTATGTCGTTGCGCTGTTTCAATGAGTGCCGTGTGCGTTCTAGCTCTGTTGTGAGCCACACGATGTGCTGTCTAAGCACTTCTCTTTCTTCTTCCTTTGCGTCTAGCAATTGTTTCTCCTGTTGTTGTGATTCCTTCATGCACTTGAGCGCATATTCCCGCATCTGCTTGGCTGAATACTTCGCTTCAAATACGCTGCATTTTCTTGGTAGTCGTGCGAGTGTCAATCTTCTATATCCTCTAAGCTGTCGTTAATAAGTTGTTGTTTTAGTAGCTCAAGCACGCCGATAACTGTAGACATATAAAGCGTTTGGTCATACTTCTCAATGACTGCCATCAACTCATCAATCAAACCCTGCGCCAGCTTTCCTTGATTTAAGTTCATGCTTCGCCCCTTGCTGGAATTTCAACATCAGGCATAAACATCTTCCAGCATTTTTTGCAAATAATCCAATATCTCATTGCTGGTTTGCCACAATGCTCACATTTCATGCCTCACCTCTTGCTCGGATTGCTGCATCAATCATCTTTTGCACTTGTGTGATGACATGCTTCATGTTGCTTGCGCTGATTGCATCCAGCGTCATTCCATTTGCCTTCAACACTTCATGCGCCTTTTTGAAGTCAGGCTCAGGAAATACGCTGATTGGATAGGCTTCACACCAATTTTTGATTTGGTCAAACAAGTCATCGTAATGTTCACGCTCTTTAGCTGCTACCAGTTTGGCAAAGGCTTCGAGGTCTTCTAGATAAAAATGAAACGCGGGTGGTTCATGTCCAATTTCAGTAGCGCCAGCCTGTCTAGCCATCTCAATGATTTCATCTTGTGTCATGCTCCACCTCTTTCCACATAACAGCGTCGATGTTCTTCTTTGATCCGCTCACGCTCTTTAGCTGCTACCAGTTTGGCAAACTTAACTATGTCATTTACTTCATTGCTATCTTCATCAATCCATATTGACGCAAAAAAAGCCATGTCGTTTGCCACCTTAATGATGTCTTCTCGTGTCATAGTGTCTTCATCCCGTAGTAAGCAATCATCGAAGCATCAGCGCGACCTGAATCCTTCACGCGCTTAAAGAGATGCTGGTCATCTGGGTGCAGTTCCATCGCACGATGACGAATTGCGTCCTTGCCTTTGCCGCAGCCTGTGGCTTTCATCCATGCTTGCGGCGTGATGTAGGTGACGGGAACAGACAACGCTGCAAGACAGCCTTCAATGACACCTGCTGCACGCCCGAAGGCGAACATTGATGAGACTCCCTGATTGGGCATTGCGCCGACCTTTTCAACGAATGCGTGCGTAGGTGCAAGCTCTTTGATGATGGCTGCAACGCCTTGCGCTGAGACTTGCTTCTTGGTGCTGCCACCGCGATACACCTCAACGATAGGCATATCAACGACACGATCAAGCCTGTTGTCAACATACAACGCGAATGCGCCAAATGCACCGCAATCTACACCAATGATTCGTTTGACGGGCTGAATCATGGCTGACCGATCTTGTCGATGGACTCGATGCGCTGCGCGATAAGACGGTCTGCTGCGTCCTTGAGGCGATGAATTGATGAGACTAGGGGGGTTACCTTGCCAGCCTTCCAGCGTGATGCCACAGACGGGTCTAGACCCGCCTCACGGCAGACATCAGCCATAGTGAAGCCAGCTAAAGCAGCACGCTCTTGAATCTCTTTGATGTAGTTTGGATTTGTCATGGCTTAAATGTTAAGCCATAATTGATTTGCGTGGCAAGTCAAAAAAAGGGGTGAAGCCCTGTTGCCTCACCCCTATCAAGGCAACCGCTAGCAGGAGAAACCAGCGATTCAGCGGGAGAAACCGAACCCGCCACAACAATTTTATGAGTTTGTTGTGAAAATAATACACTTAGGGTGTTGACAGGCATGACAAGCGTTGTATGATTCACTCATCAACAAACCTAGCTAAAAGGAGCAAAGCAAATGAAGATCAACGAAACAACCCGTTGCTATCCACGCACCACGGCAGACGCATTCCGCGAGAACTATTACGACATTCAAGCGCGTGAGCGTTGGGAGTGGCTCGAAGGTAGCCAGAACGATTCCTATGCTCAAGCAGAGTTCTGGGTTTACATCACGATTGCCTTTGCTGCTGGTTTCTTGACCTGCTTGCTGTGGGGTGCGAAATGAGCGAAAAAATGCAAGACAAGATTGACGAGGTAGTCCACGAATTCGTCATGCGTGCTGCTGGCAAGGTAGGCATACTCAGATCAGAGGACATCGGACGCATTGCCAGAGAAGCTGCTCAAAAGGGCTGCATGATCGGCTGGTACGAAGGCGTTAAGGCAGAGCGCAAATACATGAAACTCAAAGAATCCACGGGGTCAAAATGACAATACGACAAGAAGCCATGCGCCTCATCGTAGGCTTGGAAGAGTACAAGGCAGAAGGTCCTGACCTCATTGCCAGCGTGATGCGTAAGATGCTCAAGGACTTGGACGCTTACGAGCAAGAGATCGAGTCTCTCAAAGAGCGCGTCAAGCAGCTTGAGTTGGAAGTATTGGATCTGACGCAATGAGAAAACGCTCTAAGTACAAACCCAAGGGCGTGCGTCTTGACGCAGTTACTTGGGTCATCAATGGGTTCAAGTCAATCAACGAGACGGGTGACGCTGCCCTGCACCTGAAGATCAAGAATCATTCTTCGCTTGATTCGTTGCGAACTGGCACAGCCACCAAGGATGACATCGACAACATCATCGCAGCCTTGAATGTGACTGAAGCCTTGTCGCGTATCAACATCGGAGAGGACTACGCGAAAGAGATCAGAGCAGGGCAGGATGCCTTGTTTGAGATAGCCAAGCGTGGCATCAACCGAGACAATAGATTCATTGCCAAAGGACCAGAGCTAATGGCTATCAACGAGGCGTATGAGGTGCATGACGCGCAGCTTGAGGTCTGCACCATCGCGCAGCTTGAGAAGGCTCTGGACATCGTTAACGCTGAGATCAAGGCACGCAAGGCGCGTGTCATCAAATAGGGGACTGACATGGACCACAATTTCTGGCTGATCGTTCTTATTCTTTTCATTGGCGCTGCCATTGCTGGTGTCGCTATTCTTATGTTTATCGTTGCTTTGAAAGCGTTGGGAGATTGATAAGAATGGCTTTTAAAACAATTCTCGCCAAAGGAGCGCCGTGGTACGAGACTGCCAAGCCTAAAGAGGAAGAGGTCAAGAAGAAGAGAACTAGACCGCCTCAGATTGACGAGAACTTTAGAAAATGGCTGATTAAAGAAGGATATGTAAATGACAGAATTCAACGACTTTGAGGTGCTGCTGATGATTGTGTTTGCAGCAGTAGTTTTAGACTTAGCTTTTTGGGGGTAAATAATGGACGGTATAACAGTTTACGCATTCGACTATCGTGAATTCATGCGGCAATGGGAAGCGATACACGGAAATATGTTCAAGACCATGAACATCAGCGCAAAGAACAGCCTAACGATGTCCAAGTCGGTAGACGAAGCCAGAAAGACGAATAAGCGTCACGGCACGATCTTAGGCATCAGCAAGAATGTCGTGTCGCTTGAACCCAAAGAGTTCATCGTTTACAGCAGAGCAGGTACATCCAACACTAAGGTGAAAAAGCATGGGTAAAGGTTCAACACAAAGACCATCTCAGATTGATGACGAGACGCTGGCATCCAACTGGGACAGAATCTTCGGAAAGAATGTCGCTGCCAGCGACACATCACAAGAATGTGTCGATGAAACGCAAGAAGAAGAACATGATGAAGAATACATCTGCCCGTCTTGCAGCGGGTCAGGTGAAGGGATGCACGATGGTGCTGTCTGCCACAAGTGCAAAGGTACTGGTGGCTACCTAAAGCAATACCTTTACGGTGATGACGAATGACAGGCTGGCGTAAAAAGCAAATACAGGAGAATCAACAAATGAGCAGCGTACAAGCAATAACTGAAGACATTAAATTAGAAGCAAGAATTGCATCGTTCTATGAATTAAATTCACAAGCAAAAAATGACCTGCTTGAAGCCGTATCGAAAGCAGTCTACGAGGTAGGCAAGAAGCATGATTTTTTAGTGTGGAGAGTTCAGATTGTTAAGGATAAAAACATATGACTGACAATGTAAACAACCCAAAGCACTACACAGCGCACCCGTCAGGCATCGAGGCGATAGAGGTGACTGAACACATGAACTTCTGTCTGGGTAACGCCATGAAGTACATCTGGCGTGCTGATCTTAAGCACGATGCCATTGAGGACTTGGAGAAGGCACGCTGGTATCTTGACCGTGAAATAGCAAGACGCAAAAAATGAGATCAGAACAGCAAAAGCGCGTCATCAAGGCGCTGACAGATAAGGGCTATACGGCAGTTCAGTTGTCTGAGTTGATTCATTGCACCGTCAGGTCTGCAAGGCTCATTGTCTCCAAGCTGCACAAGCAAGGGCTGATTCACATTCAGTCGTGGCATCGAGTGGAGTACAACGCCATTCCTGCTGCTGTGTATCGCTACGGGATTGGCGTTGATGCTGTCCGACCAAAGCCTATGACCATGAATGAAAGAATGAAGAAGTGGCGCTCAAAAGAGTCAGTCGAGCATAGAGAGTTCAGGCTGGCAAGGCAGCGCCAGCTTCGTAAGAAGATCAAGCGCGACCCGTTGGTGGCTGCGTTTTATGGGGCTAGTAAGCCATAACTTTCTAGCTGCTTTCTGTTTTCTTCATCTGCAAGCAAAGAAAATGGCAAAGCACCAGCCAACACATTTCCTGACTTCATGTTTTCAGGATTAAACGCAGCAAATTTTGATCTTATTTGATTTGGTTCAAACACAACACCAACATCAATAAGTTTTGATGGACCAGCAGCAGGGTCAAATGTATTCTTCAAAATTACAGCATCATTGCCTTGCTTCATGGCCTGATCTACAAGATCAGAATATGTTTGATCTCTGTATGTGTTTCCAGCAAAGTCATAGACAAGAGGATTCTTGTAGCGCAATGCAACTGGCATCACATTACTTCCCTCTTGTGTCTTTTCTGCCAATGCTCTCTCATTCTTAACAGATTGGAATTGCTCAATGCTTTTAATGGCTTTGCTTGCATCTTCACCAGCTAAATTTGCAATTTCCTTCTTTAAGCCATCAAGTTGTGGATTTGAATAGCTGTTATACCAACCATAAGGCATCAATTCTTTTACTTTTGCATCAAGTAATTCGGCATCTTTCTGTGGCAATTGTTTTGAATAGATTGCACTATTTATGTCAGATAACATTTGATCTCTTACATCACCATACTTTGCCGTTAAATCTTGCAAATAACGCTGATCTCCTATGGCGATGTTTTCTACCAAAGCCATTTGTTTCTCGTATTCGTCCCAATTGCCTTTTTTCTCAGCAGCGTTTGCGCTCCTCATCGCTTCTTTGTATTTACGAGAACCACCTATTTGTGCATATCCTGAAGCTGTTTCAGCGCCATGACCAGCCATTGAAACCGTATTAAGTTTTGCGATTTCTTCCTCTGGAATTCCTAGCTTTCTAAGCAATTCAACACTTTTTTCATCAGATGATTTTTTCATCATTGATGCTGGTGGATTTTGTGGGTCACGGGCAAAAAAGAATCCTTTTTTTGCACTCTCTGCACCAGTAGCTTCACCTAAAAGGTCTTTTCTAAATTGTGTAATGTCCCCCGTACTGCCGTGATACCAGCCGTGTTCGTAACCTTGTTGCAACGATCTTGTATATTGGTCTAATGATTGACCAGCTTTTTCTGCTGCTTCTCTAGCCATTTGTTGCTCAACTTCTGGCGTAACGCTTGTGTAACCTTTTGGAACGATACGCATTGGCTGTGGCGTAATAGGTGCAAGCAATCCACCCTCACCCATCATGGCGCGATTGATCTGAGAACCAGCCAAACGACCAGCACCACGCGCCAAGTCAATAGGACCTCGAGGATTTATTGCAGCGCCAAGCTGCTCCATGCCAGAAGTCTCCATGCGTGGTTGAGAGATGCGAGGAATGTTTGCAAGCAGTCCTTCGGTAGTTGGTAATACTGGTGTTTCATTGACATTCACACCACCACGACCAAATGAGAAGTTCACGCCTTTGCGTAGCAAACCTTCAATGTCACCAAGCAAACCAATAGGTGCAACAGCAAAGCCACGACCTAAAGACTCTGCATTGCTCAACGAGCCACGCAGAGCATCCATCAACAACGAATCAGAGTATTGATTTGCTGGCATTCTTATTTACCCTTCGCCTTATTCCTTGCAGATATTGCTTTTGCCTTTGCCTTTGCATCAGCCTTTGAGTTAGCGCCCCACGCTTTCAAGGACAGCAGCAACCTTGTAGGTTCACCGTCCTTGTACTCTGGACCAGCCATGTTGCCCATACGAGCTAAAAAGCTAGCTCTGCGTGGATTGTCACCCGACTTAACTGGTGGCTTCAAGTTGCCACCAGTTGCAGCGTTGTACGAAGCACGACCCTTCGCATTCAAGCCGCCCTTTGGGTTCTGTCCAGCCTTAGTTTGCCATGTTGGGGTTTTCATCTTATGGTCCTAACAGTCCGCCTAAACCGATACCGCCAGTAATAGGCAAGGCTTGACGCAATGCCTGAACCTGCTGCTGCTGCAATGCGTTAGGCATCATTCCTTGACCGCCAGATACGCGAGTAGCCATTGAGGTAACTGGTGCTGATGTGTAAGCGCGTGCAGCCAAGTTTGTTGGCATTGACAGCAAGACATTCAAAGGTGAATATTCCATCGAGCGTGTGGCTGTACCTGAGTCACCGACAATCGGTCTGAAGGCTTGTGCGAAGCGTGCTGCCTCGTACATCGGTGTCTGATTCTGACCAAACACGAATCCTTGTGGGTCTTTTCGTGTGAGTGCTGACGCTAGGTTCAAACCAGACACATTGCCTGAAGATGGGTTGACAACGCCAGAAGCTGTGCGAATCGTCATCAGGTTGCGGTAGTTGTTACGAGCCTGTGCGAAGGCTTCTTGCTCTGCCTTGCTCAAACCTGAAGCCAAGGCATCGTCCACCATTTCCTTGATCTGGAAAAGAGCGTTACCAAGCTCACGGTCACCGCTGGCTGTGGTCATTTCGTTCTTAGCTCTGCGACCAATCTTAGAGGACAAGGCTTGCAACTGTTCGCCACTAGCCTGACCTTTGGCTGCAAGGTCTTGCAACTGCTTGATAAAGATATTTGACTTCAATGGCTGAGTTGTCAGACCTTCAAATGCGTTGTCGATCAAGTCAATGCCGTTAAAGATCGTCATCTGATCTAGCTTGCGTTGGTCTGGTGTAGCAACGCGCTTGTACACATCGCTGATCTGACGCTGTGCTTGTGCGAGAACTGGATTGCTCAACTCGTCAGACTCAACGCCAATGGCTTTGGCAGTCGCACGATTCAAAACCTGCTGGTTCTCAGCCTTGATTGTGTTGAATGGTCCTGATGTGAACGGGCTAGATTCGAGTCTGGCTTCCATCTGCAAGAGAGAGCGTGAGCCAGTTTCCTGTGCAGGTGTTGTCTTAAAGCCCAATGCCTTACCACGCTCAAGGATTGCTCTTTGAGCAGCAGTCAAGGCTGCACCAGCTTCAGGCGTGACAGGCGCTAAGTTAACGCCACCACCTGTGACTTGAGCAGTAGGAGTTGCAGAGATAGTTGCCTGTGCTGAACCAGCACCGCCACCAGTTGTGCCACCAGTTGCAGCTTGAGTTGCTGCGCTAGGTGCACCACGACCAAACAGAATCTGTGTCAGCTTGTCGCCTAAGTAGCCACCACCTGCGCCTAAAGCGCCACCAAGACCAATCTGAGTGGCTTTTTGCTCAAGGAATGAATCTTCAGGCTTTTCAACTGGCTGCAATGCACCGCCAACAGCACCAGACACAGCGCCAGCACGAACTGGTGCAGTCAACAAACCCGCTGCCTGAACTGCGCGAGTTGCTGGAATAGCAGTACCTAAAGCACTACCAATGGCACGACCAACATCAACCTCACCAGCCTTCATCTGACCTTGCCGCCATTGCTGCTGGTAAGCCTGTTCAGCCTGACGGTTAATGTCTTCAACGCGCTTGCGTTCTTCTTGCATGAACTTTTCCATGCTTGAACCAGCAGGTGCAATGGCTTCCAAGCCTCGCGTCAGCATCTGAGCGCCAGCGTCAGGAATGTCACGCAAACCACGAATAACGCCACCAACAGGTGACGCTAAGACTTTCTCTGTGACTGTCTGAGGTTGCTTTGGTGCTGTTCCAGATGTGATGAGTTTGATCGCGGCAGCAATGTCCTCTGGCTTCATCATGTCAGAGAACTCTACGACTCCAACATCAGGAATTGTGACTTTTTGAACCATGATGATTCCTTATTTCTTTTCAACCAGTTGACCATTAACCCAAACAAATTCTTTTGGTTTGGCTGCTGGCATTGATGCTTTAGGCATTGTCTGACGGTAAGCAGATGACAAGTTTTCTTCTGCGCGTCCGAGCATATCTTCAAGCACCTTGACTTGAGCATTCATAGCGTTCTTGCTTGTCAGCAAGCCTGACCACGATGCAGGGTTTGTCAATTGACGCTCAATAATTGCCATGTCAGGACCAGTCAAAGCACCCAATTCATAAAGGTTCTTCACGCCCATGAGCAATGAGTTGTACTTACCAGCAATAGTTGCTGTGTCCTCACCAACTGGCAGCGGAATGCCTGTCTCAGAGAAAGGCAATGGAATGTTCTTAGGCACAACCCATTTACCAGACTCAAGTTCTGTCTTGTAATCAGCCAAAGCACCGCGAAGGTCATTCAACTGCTTCGCGCCCTTCATAAAGGCTTCTTGAGGCTTAGTGCCTGTGCCAGTAATGATTGGTTGCAATCCACCACCAACAGGTGCAGCACCAGTTGGTGCAGCAGGTGGCACAACCTGACCAGTTGGCATTGCAGCTCCACCAGCAGGTGCAGCAGTAGGTGTGCGTGGTGCGCCAGCAGCCGAAGGCATACCGCCACCACCGCCACCACCGATTGCGTAGTAACCAGTTTCTGCACCGCCAACGACTTGAGGTGCTAGCGTCTTGCCGTAAGACTCGCCACCTGTCAGTTTTGACTTGTCAATCGCAACTGTGCGACCACCAAGGTCTTGCAACACCACATCACGCTTAGGACCAAATCCCTCAACAGTACGAATTGAACCATCCTTCATTTGCTGCACAAGCAATGGCTTTCCATCCATGCCAGTAACCTCAAATGGTGAACC